GGCTGCAGCGATCGCGACCGCGGCCGTAGGAGAAAACGCGTTGACGAGGTACTGAGCGCCGTAGGACTTTACGTCCAGAGGGCTGAAACGTGCCGAATACTTGAAGTGTTTGAGGGTAACGGTAGCGGCCGTGAGGGTCGCGTCGTCGCCAGTGAGGTAGCCACCAGTCGAAAATTGACTGGCTACTCCGGCGCCAACGAGTGGCACTTGGACGGCTTTGCCAGCCTGACCTTCGAGGGCGTTGAACACGCTCGAGAAGCCCGACAAGGCGGGAAGACGGCCACGGATGGCCTGGATAACGCTTTCAGCCAGAACGGCTGGTGCTGCAACAATGGAGTTTGCCATAGTAGTATATTAGGAGATTAGGGGGTGAGAAAAATTAGATAGCCGCTTTGATGATCGTCGCACGATGGGCGTTGAAGTAATCAGAACGGTCTTTGCCAACAGGCATAGCCATAAACACGGCGAGGTGATTAACGGCTTCCTTGGTGGCTTCGCCTTCCATCGGGAGGGCGGTAGGAGTGATGCCGACAGACGCGGCGATAACAGCGGCTTCCTTGGAAGCGCTAACCTTCGAGGATTCGAGGGAAATAATCTGCTTGGTCATTTCAGTGACCGTAATGTTGGCCTTATCGAAGGCTTCAGTCAGTTCCGCGATACGAGCATCCTTAGCGACGATTTCTGCCTTGGCGGTTTCGAGTTCCGAAGCAGTGCCGACAGTCAATTTCTCGATGGTCGCACGCAGATCGTCACGCTCACCCACGAGGGCGGTAGCAGTGGCAACGGCGGCGGAGAGTTGTTCTTCGATGGTCATTTGAGTTTGCAGAGTCTGGCAACTACTCCTTCACGAGACTACCCGGAATAATCCAAAGTTTGCAGACGCCGTTAGGGTCAATGTCACCCTTGACGAGCTCGCAGACTCGGCCGCCTTGATAGAAGATGCAGTTCTGGCACATCAAACCTTTATCCGCGTAAGGGGACTGAGCCGCGTAATGGGAGCCATCGGGTCCAGCCGTCTGGTCGAACTGACCGAACGTGTCTTCGATTTCGCAAAGTTCGTCAGCCATCGCACGCTGGCGAGGAGTCAGCAAAGGGTACTGCTCGTCACTAACTGAGCCACCGTCACCGTCAGCCTTGATGCCAGCGAGCGCCTTTGTCTTCTTGGCTTTCATCATCGTGTTCTGGTTAGGGTTGAACGTGCCACCCGGATTGAACGTCTGCACAGCCTGGTTAAAGTTATCCGCGAGGCCCGTAACCATACCGTTCTGGGCGGCCTGCTTGCCCGAGAAGGTCTGACCTTCCATCGCCGAGGCCTGTACCATCGAGCGCTTGGCGTTCACGGCGGCCTTGAAGTCTGCGTGGATATTGTCGACGCTGGCCTGTAAGTTAGCCATTTGCTCGGCCGTCATAGTCGTGCCTTCAACGCCCGCACCCTTGTAGATGCCAGACTTGATAAGCACGCTCTTGGCGCCGGCCATATCGTAGGCCTTGGACATATCCACGAGGTTCATATACACACCAACCGAGCCAACCGTGGAGGACGGGCTAGCGACTACGCGATCCGCAGCTGAGCCAAGCCAATAGGCGGCGGAAGCCATCTCGCTATCAGTGTAAGCCATTGTAGGCTTACCAATGTTGCGGATGAGGTTCGCAGCTTCTTCGACGCCAGTGACCGTACCACCAGGAGAAGAGATTTGTAGGGCGATACGCTTCACCGAAGGGTCGGCCTTCATCGTATCTAGCGCCATCGTGATATCGTTGAGGTCACACGCACCCATCATTTTTTCCATCGGGGTAAGACCCTTGCCAATCACGCCGACGATGGGGACCACGCCCGTACCGTCCTCAGTGATGTAAGCCGTGGGGGCCTGTCCGAACAACTGCGACAACATATCAGTGAAGCCAAACTTCTCGGAGAGGTCAGCGTGGGCCTTTGCCTTGGAGGGGTCGATGAGCAGGGGCTCACGGCCGGAGAGTCCGTTAGTTAAGAAGCGCATATTATTCGTTAGAAGGGGGTGGGGTAGTTTCGACAGGGTTCTGAGCCAGCGGGTCAATCGAACCTGGCTGGACGTTCTGAGGCTTGTAAAGTAGCTCGAAAGGTAGGCCGTGCTCCTTGGCGAGTTGAGTGATGTACGCCATATCGTTAGCCCGCTTCTCCATTTCAGTGCGGAAGTCTAAACCGCGTTGGGTATAGATTTCGCTCATCGATAGTAGGCCGAGCTCAACGTCTGCCCGGTCATTGGCCGCGTCACGGCCAGCGTCGACCGTCACGCTCTTAGGCGTAGTCCACGAGGTACGGGCCCAATTCGGATCGTCGGGAAGGTCTCCGTCAGCGATAGCCTGTCCAATGATGTAGCCCCAAGTTGGAATGCACATCTGCTCGATAACGATGTTCTGGTACTTGCCAAAGACGCGAGCTGCCTTGGCCGTAATTAATCGAACGGACGCTCCGCCTAGTTTGGAAACGTCGTCGACGAACTCGAAGGGAAGACAGCCCGCCGCAATTTCTCGACGGAGTGCGGTAAGAAAGCCGGAAAACGCTGGGGAAGGACGGGTTGAGGTGTGGCACGAGAAATCCTCCCCGGGTTCTAGGGCTAAAAGTTTGCCACCCATGCGGGCGTGGATGTTCTCGTAGTTAGACGCAAGGCCTGCACCGAGTTCAGCTGCGAGGTCTCCGTCGACATATCCGCCGGTTTTCTTGATGACGCGGGTCACATCAGCGTTATCCTTCACGGCGAGTTTCTCGAGCTCGAGAATGTCCATCTCGTCTTGGATTGTGTTCAGCGAATGCTGGAGGACAGGGACGCCACGCGCGCCAGATGCGTATTCGTGGTCGACGATGTGCATCATTGACTGAGCCAAGATAGAGCGATCGGTGCCGTCAGACTTGTAGACGTTAAAAGAGATAAGTTCACCGTAGGGGCCGAACTGCACGCCGTCGTGCATACCCGTTGGAGGAACTTCGCCTTGAATCGGATTTCCGACGCGGTGGCCTTCCATCAACTGAAGTTTGGCTTCACCATTGGCGTTACGCACCTTGGCGATAAACGCATCTCCGTCTCTGACCATCGCACGGATCATAATAGCCTGAGATTGCCAAAACGAAAAGCGGTTCGTGATGTCGATACGCTTAGACTTCTCAAGGAAGTACTCCTCGTACATCTTCGCTTTCACTGGGTCGTCCGCGTGCGACTGAGGCTTGATGCCGTCACCCACTGTGAAAAGCACCACGTCCCCTAAAATGGTCTTGAAAAGACCGCTATTCCGTTCAGCCCAGCGACACTTCTTGACCATCGCAAGACGATCGTAGGCCGACATATCTCGGCGAAGGTCTTGAGGCGCCGCGCCGTAAAGCGAGCGACGCATCCGGGTGATGCCCGTGCTCTGCCATCCCTGGAAGGAAGCCTGAGGGGCTAACTTCTGGTCTTTCTTGGCAATCGGGCGCTTGGGCACCGTTACCTTTTTGCGGGGGGATGGTTTGGACATATCTTAAAAGTCGATGCGGTTATTCCAATTCGTCGAAACCACTGGAGGACGGCGGCCGTAAGTTAACGGGTCGAGGCTACTCAATGCGAATAGGCTCTCGGTCAACATTTCACGCGGGGGGAGGGCAAAGGCTTTCGAGGCAGACGAACCGGAGTCGGAGTAAGACATCAAGGTCTTACCTTCGGTAATCATAGCCACCGCCTTATCGCGAATAGCGAGCAGTTGTTCCTCTTTCAGTCCAATGAAGATGCCAGATGCCATTTGTTAATGCAGGGGCTGGCAAACAGGGGGAAGACGGCCAGACTCCCAATGCCTTTTCGTATTGCACCACGAACGCACAAATCTAGCCGTCTTCCTTGTTGCTAGGTTGGGCATCTTTACTCGGAAGGCAAGTCAGTCTCAGAGGCTTCCTTGCCCACAATTCCCCAACGGACGGCTGAAAGCAAAGCAAGCAGCTCGCAGTCAAGTGCGTGATTGTCCTGCTTCCCAGCGGGAAGTATCCAATGGGCTTTACCCGTTCGCTTGTCCTTTACCCGTACCTCGGCGTTTAACTGGTCAACGTAGTCCGCCGACGCGTCTCGGGGGAACGTGAAAACCTTGCGGGAACGAAGCCCGTGCAAAAGGTCTTTGCCGGCCAAGTTAGACCAGGAGATAAGTTCTGCACGATCCGCGAGACCAGGCACGAGGATACGTTGCTTTTCTGAATAAAATCTTCGGATAGTGTTACCGTTCTTGTCCGTTACCGCAAAGTCTTCATTCCCAGACCCTTTGGCGCACTTCCACTTTCGCTTAGTGGCCTCGCGGTAGACTTCGGTTGTATTGTCGCCCGAGTCAACGAAGACTAGAGCAGGGTTAACTTTGTGCTCTTTGAGGAACGCCTCGACGTTACCCCAAGTCTCAATCTTCGAGAAGGCCTTGAGCCGACTATGTCCAGAGACTGCAAACGATCGCACAACTACCCAGAAGTGACCACGCTGAACGTCCACCCCAGCCGTTCGGAAAGGTACTGACTTATCCGGCGCCCCTTCTCGGTCAGCCACCTTACCGCGGGGAGTTATTACCGCCTCCTTGTCCCAATCGTCTGCCATCGCGTAGTCCGCGGCCTCCGACAAGTTGACTATCTCGCCACCTTCCTCGCTCCAGGGCATCGCCAGACGCTTCTGCTTGAATACCCGCCGAGCATCCGGGTCTCCGTAGAGGTCGTTTGCCTCCTTAGCCTTGAGCATCATCACCCCTAACTCGCCCCAGCTCATCGTCGCTAGGCTGTTCCAGTGCAATCCAATGTGTCCAGAGTTGGCCGCCACGGATGTAGCCACAAAAGCACCGTCCAAGTTAGCCTCGTACCGACTAGCGTTAGTATCGGGCAGACGCGTTAAACACCCAGAGCACTCGTACGTCGTGCCTCGAGACACTTTGGATAGATTCCACGTCCCAGCCTCTTTGGCGTCCTCGGGAAAGCGAACTTGCTCCCAGACCCAAGGCTGGAGTTTCTGGCACGATGGGCATTTGAAGTTCCAGTCTCGCTGATCCGTAGACTCGTGCAGCTGATGGAACTCCTGACCGGCTTTGCCGCCCTGCGACATAAAAATGCGCTTACCCATCCACCCGAACGCAGTCACTCGCGCCGAGGCCTCCGACAAGTGGGAAGGCGGACTCAACCAACATTCGTCTGCGATAACGTACCGAAGCGACAACCGTTGAAGGTTAGACTCGTTCCAGATGCCGCGACAGTAAACCGTCATACGGTCGAAGTCGGCCGTCGTTGAGCGTTCCATATCTTCGTCTTTAAAT